TACCGCATAATTGTCTCCTGACATCCAAACTAATACTTATAAAAGTCACTTTTATGCGCACTAAAATGTTAAAAATAACACTTATATGCGCATAAAAAAAGGGGGACCAAAGTCCCCCTCCCGCTGAGTTAGATTATTATAAAACCAAGTAATAGTCCTATGTTTAGTCCAATGCTACACATAAGCATGAACTGGGTCTTATATAAAATTTCGCGGGAAATGAATTCCCGTTCCATTTAATCCTCCTCATCTAACACGATTAAAGCGATATTTGATTTGTTCAAATGAACCTCAATACCACTCGGTTGGGTAAAAGGAATGAACTTTCTATCGTCGTTCATAACCCAAGGGATTACGTCCTTGGGTTTCAATGTGGCATAAACCTCATCGTCCCCACTTAACCTACCACTAATCGTGCCTCCATTAACAAACGTTATTTTAACACGCATGAGTCTGTACTCCCTATCTAGTCAGCGAGAGGGTTGTTCAGCACATTCTGGATTTTATCATTCAGTCGTTTTTCAACGGCAGTAATTTTAATCTCCGTATCTGTCTGTAAACTCTCCCTACGATTGTCAAAACGTTCAGTCGCCTTGTCAATCATATCTTTGACTTTATCTTCCATTTCCCGATTCTGGTCTTCGATTCGATCCACATTCTTCTCCATCCGATTGAAGTCATCTCTCAGATCGTTCTTAATGCTTCTTGAGTAATCAATCGCTTCATCTAGTTTTGTTTCGATGACATTGTTTCGTGCTTCTATCTCTCCTACATCGATGTTCTGGATTATCTCCTTCATATCCATGTAGTCCTTATAGAATTCGAAACCACCCCAAAGTCCACCACCCAAAGTGGATAGTGCTGTGAGAAGAATCATCATCTTCCCACCTTTGAAGGTCATCCCTGCAAATTCTACTTCCGCCATGTTTACTCCTCGTCATCGGCAAACTGCAAATTACGCAGTTGCGCGACCTCTGCCTGTAGTCGTTGTATCTCTAGTCTTCTTCGTTCGAGTTCGAGTTTATAGAGAGTGTTACAGTTCAGACGTTCTTTGGGTTTATCAAGCGGAATGGTTAGTTTCGCATAAACCCCAACATCTTTGACCAATCCATCAGGATTATATCCCGGTGGATTCTCATAAGCACCTCCGTAGAGACTGCTATAAGGTCCGTTCTGGTTTAGAATGCCAATCACGCCAAACTCAACGGTGGTAGCACCGCCGATAGCGTTCGCACATTCCAGTTGCCCAGCACGTACTCTGTCTTGCGCGTATGATCCGGGCGTATTAGGCAGTGCCAAGTTCAAAGAACTTGACTCACCAAATGCACGTTCACACGCTAACACCAATAACACTAATACTAATATTCTCATAAGTTTCATTTCACTTTCGAGCAAATCCTCGAAGCCATTATTGATCTAGTAGATCCGTCTTGGAGTGTCAGAGACTTAGTGCAAATATAAGTCACATCTCTTCTTCGACTCTCCTGAATATAGACATCAAATCTCTTTGTATCAAGATACTCTACATTAATTGTTTTCCCGCCTGAGACGATGAACGGAATCTTGTTCCACTCACTGTCATAGACGCCCACTCTATAATACCGAATATCATCTCGTTTATTGAACAATTTCATACTCGCTTTCAACACTCCCGATTGATGCGTTGTTTCCAACTTCGGGTATGTTGGAGTAAAATCGTGGGCAAGCAGGGCTTGCCCACTCATCATTGTCAATAAAAAGATAATGTATTTCATATGATTTTCCTTAAATGGCGATACACTCCGCAGTTACGACTGCTTGATATTGACCTCCCGGAAATGCCTTGTTGTATCCATAGTCTGCCTCTGACTCTATTTTGAACCACGTAGAACCAGCGATAGACAAGTCTACCTCAGTGACGTTATCATATTCAACTTTATTGGTATCGTAGGCAGACATCGAAGCGTCTGATACTTGGTCAACAGACGTGCTGCCAGTCCAAGTTACAGTGTCGCTCAGATTCGGGGATTCGGAAAAGGAAGTAGGATGAGTAATTCTTGCCATATAATAATCGGCTTGGATTACGTCATACCGTACAACCGGATGGACACCACCATCTGCCGTTGCCGTAGACAACGTTTCAGGTGATCCGTTTCCGTAAACTCCCGCAGTGTCTTGCGTTACGATGCACTTTGATTCCACAGTACCACTAATAGGAATCTCTTCCGCAAACGCACTAGCACAAAAGGTCAACGCTGCCGCCAATAATATAAAAGTTTTATTAAGCATCTCTGCTCTCCCTTTTTGGTTTGTTTACTTTTCATACTGTAGTCGGACCATCTCTGCGTGTCGGAGTTCCGACGCGAAAGATTGTCTCAATCCTCGTGTGTTCTTCGGTAGTTCTTTTCCAGAGGGTAAAGACCCGCCGGGAAGATCACCGCCGAACAGTTGAGTCTGGTAAGATATTGGCAGTGCCTTTAATGCCATTATCTGCGAATGAATAAGTTCTTGTTCTTCGGACATGGCGTCTTTAATCACCATGCCCAGTAATTGTTCTAATCGTTCATCTACCTCTTCTAATGCTTCTTTTGCTTTTTGTCTTGCCTTCTCTTTTTCGTCCTCATCTTGTGCTTTCATATTTGCTTTACGATCTAACTCGTCTTGCACTAAGTCATCATCCAACACATCATATAATTCTACTTCTGTCAATTCTATAACGAAAGGATCAACGTATCCGGGACACTGTGGATTTGACTGTGGATCAAAACAAGGGTCATACTTGTATGTGTAAAACACCTCCGCGTTTTTCACCGTGCCGAACCCTTCCACCTCAATCGAACCCGGACCCCAGTAGGATATATCGACGAAATCTACGGGGACTGCTTTGTTAATTGAGTTGCCGGGTATGCCCGACCAATCATCCGACGATCTAAAAATGTATCCCGGACCACGTGCATTCTCGTTCTGAACGTGAACGATCATATCGTCATCAGGATTCTTCTCAGTTGTATAACGGTACACAACGTTGCTGACCTGTAGTCCTGCTTGTTGAGGCAGCACGTTGGTCATCACCCAGTTCAAACCAAACTGAGCAGCGTTGTTAGTAGTTCCGTATTGAGTGCTAGTATCGAATTCGCTAGATAAGGAGTAACAAGAGTAAACCAGCAACACCAGCACCGCCAAGCAGCGTCTTAGTACCATCTTTCATCCCTTCCTTTTGTTTCATTCCGGGTTGTGCCTCTTCATTGGTAATCCATGCCGCTTTTGCTTGCTCACCGATAAGTCCGTCATACGGGCACGGTGTTCCTGCCATCATCATTGCATCGAAGACCCTTGGGTCTTGACACATAGTAGAAACTGCCGCAACCTTCATACCCATATCGTATAAGGTCTTGGACAATTTGAGTCGTTCGCAGTTCTCGTCAGTAACTTGCGTTCCTGTAGAGATACCTAGAATTTGTGTTTGAATAGCACCCGCTACACCAAATGTACACAAGTCCGAATTAGACGTGTTAATAGTCGGCGTAATAGCAGACGCTGGGGGTGACTTCAATGTAGTAGTCGAAGTCGTTGTTGAATTCACATTGCTGTCTGTGATAGATTCAGTCCTTATTGTGTCATCATTTGTTGGAGTCACTTCTTCCGCAAATGTCACACTCACACAGAAAGCCATAACAAAGAATAGTAAATATCGCATTACTAATATCCTAAGTTATAATGTCAATGTTATTTATAAGATTTAGTCTTCAACCCACGTTAAAGACAGAGCAACTCTGCTAATTGCAGCAGACGCGAATACCATTGCTGAAATATTGTGATTGGGAGGAATTGCTATTCTAAGATCTGTTAGATCTACGCTACTGTTACCGCCTCCCGGAACGTCTATAATATAAACAGGAAGATTGTTTCCTAATGTCACTGAACCAGTAGTAGTTGAAAAATAAACAGAAGAGAATTCATCAGATTGTGTGGTGTATTGAAGTGATGGTAATCCATTAAAATCATAAAAGAGAAGAACTGTTACTGGCACCGTAGATGCTGTGGTAAATGAAGCATTAATGTTTTTAAGTAAAACTTCTCGGGTGTTAATCTTTCCACCATACACCAGACGATTATGAATAGTCAATGCATGATGATAAGTGCCAGATCCCAAATTAGGACTAGGATTATAAGAAATATTGGCTGCGACAGGAAGTTTGGTGTTCTGAATCAGACCTTCAATTCCACCCATTATTGATGCACCCTCAACAACAACGTTCGTTCCGCTACCGCCTAGACTAGCAGCAACGTATCCGATTTTCAAAGAAGGATTGTCAATATGTACATCAATATTTTGATTAGAGTAATGAATATGATGAAAGAAAATCATATCACCATTTAATGGATTCTCAATCGCAAATCTCAACTCGCCAGCACCCAACCAACGAAAGTTAATCTGAAAAACATTCAGTTTAGTGGGATCAATATTAACAGTAGAAGGACCATCACCGTCCAAGGTATCAATATTAAAATTTTGTTGAGGAATCCAAGTGTCTGTGTGGGCAACACCTGCCTGTGGATTTGTTACTGTGGCAGTAACACCTGTACCACCTGTATCAGCAAAATCGAATGCACCTGCTTTAGGACCAACTGCGGTTGCCAAAAAACATACTTTGGTGCCAGAATACTCTACAATCCAGTCAGCATTTCCAGAAAATGCTGCAGCAATCTTGCGTGCCACAGTAGCAATAGTATCCGCAGCAGTAACAGCAACCACAGTAGCAACATCATCTAACGTAATGGTGATGTTTCCTGTTACAGTGGCTGCAGCAGTAATGGTAAAATTAGAGATGTATGCTTTACCGCCGTTCTGTAAAAGAACACCGAACTGTGCGCCGTTATACCCTACTTGTAATGCTTGTTCTTGCGTAAAGAATCCAGCACGTTGAGTATATCCAGCAACGCCGGGTGAGAACTTGGCAGTAAATCGTGCGACAGCACCTTGACCCGGACGATAACGAACAGCACGAGACGAACGAATGACACCATACCCACCAATTGATGTTCCTGTAGAACATTGCATCAACGTTCCGGTGGTTGTGGCGGCACCTCCTGTAGCAGTATATGTCTCAAACTGTCTTGGATCTAATCCGTACAATCCATCTAGTTGTAGTACAGGAGTGAGGGGAACGGCAATCGGTTCTCCAAACGCAGATTTAGACGTAGCACCAGATGAGATAATATTTCCATATTGATCTGCCTGCATCTGAACTTCATATAAGGTATTGTTGTTACTTAATAAAGTCTGTTTATTTACGTCTAACTGTGCCATTTATCTAATCTTTCTTTTTACCACCTACTGCATCTGCCGCAAAGAATGCTGATACTAATACAGCAATTGAAGCAAAATAAGTAGGAGCGATATCGGCAATCAAGTTTGCTGCCGTATCTAAACCAAATGCAGAAGTCAAAAAGATACCGAAAGGATACAACAAAAGTCCTATCAGTGAAAACCATGCCATCTTACGAATGGCATCGCGTTGTGCATCTTGATCTTCCAGTGCTTTTCTTTTAAATTCCAAATGCATATCCCATTCTTCTTGTGAGATATGCCCATCACCATTAGCGTCGATTTCTTTTGCTACATCAGCGTCAATAGTGTGTTCGGACATGTTTTACTCCTCGTGTTCTGAATGTTCGTCTATTCCATAATGATGAGTAACTTCGCTTTCTGATAGTTCACGCTCTACTGAAGGTGCTTCGTGTAGAGTTTGAGGTGCTGGAGCAGGTGCTGGTGCTGGTGCAGCATCTTCATGCTTCGCTGCCCACCAAGCAGCAATCTGTGCTTCAGTCATTTTTTGTGCTTTGAGTAACTCGCCTGTGCGAGGATGTACCCATCCCTTAGATGTAGGATGAGCATCTTTTAGTTGATTTGCCATTATTACGCTCCTTGCTTAACGGGTTTAGTGTCGCCGTTACTTAACTTATCTGCCGAACTACGTGCAGGAGATTGCTTTCCTGATTTGCCAGCAGCAGCAGTTTTTTCTGCATCTTTAACTGCATCTGCTTTAACTTCTGCGTTATCATAGTCATGCTGTCCTGCAAAATCTTTTGCTGCTTGAGGTTGAAGACCTAATTGGTCATCTTTGTATTTACCGTCAGATCCTTGTTGTGCTTTTTCCCACATTTGTTGAAGTGCAGCACGAGTACCATGAACAAAATGACTGTAGGTAGCGTTGACTTCTTGTTCAAATTCTGCTACAGTTTCTTCAGCAATAACTTCTTCTTCCTGTTCTACTTCCTCTTTGGGAACACAGTTAGGAACCATTCTGTCGCCTTTTTTCTTCATCCCCACTTGCTTATGTGAATCCCAACATGCTTCATCTTGTTCTTCAGATGATTCTTTCTTTGCCATCTTCTTGGCAGCATGAAGATGTGCTTCAGATTTGGTTACTTTGAGTGATTCAACAGCAACGTCGAACTCGATTCCATGCTCGAACATAACGTCATAGTGCGTGACGATGGCAGTACCGTCTTCTTGCTCTACAAGCGTGTGTTCACCGGGGATACATTCTCCAGCACCCCACTGCTCGTGTTGAACGTGAGTGGCACAGTCATGCTTCAATGCTTTCAGAACGTTTCCTGCGTCGATGTCCTTAGACTCTTCGATTTCGCACTCACATTCTTCGCATCCGCAGACTTCGCAACCATCTACATCTTCTTTCTTCATCGCATGCTTAGTAGTCTTGCGACGATTGTGAAGATACTCATCAGACTTATCAACATCTCCATCGTTGTCGATGTCCTTGTCCTTACGATCAGCATGTGATCCTTTGAGAGCATTATGATTGACAGGATCTAATTTTTTCTTTTCTACAACTTCCTGCCAAAGTTGTCCGAAACGTTCTATTTCTTTACGATCCATGTCGTACTCCTAAATTAACTTTATTAGTTCATTTATCAGTGCTGCTCCTACAGCAGCACCTACTCCCCACATAACTTTAGTAGATAAACCTACTTCTACACGCAGGGTCTGGATGCCTTCTTGCATGTCATCCATACGCTGAGAAATCTTATTAGACCTCTCGTGCATTTCTTCTCGACGAATCTCCAGTGCTTCCACTTTCGTGTGAATCACCGCTTGTGTTGTCGCTAAATCGCTAACTTTGCCTACGATAGAATCGATTTTCTCTTCGATTCTCCCTAATCGTTGCACTTGAGTCTCTGCCATTAACAGTTCCACCTTCTCCTAGCTGCCTTTCCTCGTTCGCCTGTCCATCCTCTAGACCTTGCACAAAAAGACTTTCGTCTCTTTGCTGCTTTACTATCAGGATCTAATTTGCTTGGTTTTGTCGTAACCGCTGTTTGCAACTTAGATCCGGGATTCTTTCTGCGATATGCCGCAACACCCTTTTTAGTCAGTCCTGCACCTTTTGATACAGGTAACTTGTGTCCTTTCTTAACAGACAACCCTGATGCATCGTCTTCGCAAAAAAACTTAAACGATTTCATTTTGCATACTTTTTCTTAATCTTATCGTATGTGACACCAGAATCGATTGCCTTCTTGACCATTGCTTTTGCTTTGCCTTGGTCAACCTTATACTTCTTCATCACCATCTGAACCGCTTGGTTCATGTTCTGTGACTTAGCAATAGTGGTGAGAATATCCTTGATGTCCTGAATGGATGCTTCGTCAAGTGTTTCTTCACCAATCTTAACACCGGAATACTTACCCTTTCTGATGTCTTGAAAGGTCTTCACTGCTTTCTTCCTGTCTTTCTCTTTTGACGCATCAGATTGCTTTCGTGTAGTCTTGGTTCTCAGGATGGATGCTTCGTCAACTGACTCTTTGAACACATAGAAGACTCTACCAACTTGCTTAACACGTCCGCCCATTTCACGAGCAAACTTATCTGCTTGTTTACGATTCGCAAATGTCTTGTCGTATGCATCAGCACCACGAACTTTTGCTTCGTCAACTTCTTCTTTTTTATATTGATCAAGATAAGCAATAGCACCCTTCCTCAATTCTTTTTCCGATTTATTTTTGTTTGCAGGGTACTTTTTCATAATCGAAATAGTCTTTTTAATATCGTCTTCACGAGATCTTTCATCAAGTTCTACTTCTTCTTGTTTGTTCTTCCAAGCAGTGGCAGACATCGAGGTGCCTTTGGGATAGTCTTTGGTAGTCAAAGCACGTTGTTTGCTCATCTTTTTCTGAGAATCTTTGAACTTCTGAGCAGACATCGAGGTTCCCTTGGGATAATCACTGGTTTTAAGTGCCTCTTCTACTTTTTCTCTAAACATGCCTTTTCGTTTAGCATCACCAATCTTTTTCGCCAGTTGGTCACGATTCATTCGTCTATATTTTGACATACTCATCATAATATCGATGATTGCACTGTCCCTCTTGCCCTTTGCCTTTAACTCTTTGTAATCGGACACTATGCTTTCATCGACCTGCTCGACTTCCTCTTTGATGCTGTACGAATTGATGGTTGCGCCCATATCGCCCAATGCAAGGGTTGCGTCCTCTCCATTTCGACTATAAAGATGGAACTTCATTCCACCGGGTTTCTGAGGATCAACCATGTTGATCTTATCAACGTTGTACTTTGCACTGCGTGATTTACCCTTTACCATAAAAGTACGTTTATTGCTACGACTAACAGATGAACCATAATCAATTGTGATCATGGAACCTTTCTTCAACTTGTCAAAGTCTTTACGAGATACCTTAACCGCTTCGGTTATCTGCTTGTTTTCTCTTAGGTCAAAAAACGATTTCATTACATGCGATCTCTTACGTTACTAAAAGACTTGTTCTGTGAAGCAGACTTTTGTGCTTTCTGCTTTCGCTTTGCGGCAAGACGATCACGTGCTGCTTTGGCATCAGCATTAGAAATGCGAAAACCACCAGTATCGTGTTTCTCTTTATCCTTTGACATTGCACCTTCGCGCATTTCTCTAAATGTTTTCATCTCTGGTAGTCCTTTATGTTTAGTTGACGCAAAATCCTTAACATCTTTCTTTTTCATGCTCTTTGCTGCTTTCGCAACTTCTGGTGACGGTGCTTTCATATCGCCTTTCTGTACCGCTCGCACCATACCCATGAATCTTTGTTGACTCTTAGAAACAGACTTTTCAATCACAACCCGAAAACCGGATCTAGAATTGGGATCTCTTTCCAATCGTACCTTTTTACCCATTGCTTGAAGATACCCCATTACTTTCTTTTCCGAAGACTTTTCAATGGTTCCAACAGCAATAGTCTTTGCTAGGTTTTTAAACTTCCCCATGGGGACTTTTACTGTTGCTTCTTTAAATGATTTCATAGTATTTATTTATAATTTTTCTTGTGTTTAGTATAACCCTTCTTCGCTTCCTTCTTCTTATCTGGTTCTACTTTTGCCTTGTTGAATTTATGAGCAAACTTGGCAACGGGGTTTTTAGTAGATTCTTTTTTTGCAGTGGGGTCAGTTTTTATATTTTTTGCTCGCGCACGAGCAATACGAGCACGATCTAACATTTGATCGTACTTGCGTTTATCTACTTCTTTTTCTCTGTTAATTTTGTCTTTTACTGCTTTAACAGGGTCTACGTTTTCACGTTCCATCTTTTTGTGATGACGTTCAGCATGCTTAGTTGCTTCTGGTGTTCCCCATTCAGGTTGATCTTTATACCAGCGATCCGTACTCTTTTCAGATTTTTCGTGGATTATTCCTTCCAACCATTGACGAGTGATTCTTCCTTCATCTAATGCTACAATAACATAATTGGAACCCAAGCGGTAGATGTATCCGCTCTTATCTGATTCTAATACAGTAACTCGATCACCGGGTTCGAAAAGTTCTCCATTAATGTATTTTTCACGTGCCTCACTAACAGTTCCTAAGTCAACGTGTTGCTTAAACGATTTTGCTTCTTTCAGTCCCATGCCTACTCGAATATCGTTAAAAAGTTTGCGAGCATCGTTATTAGACATTTTCTGAGGAACACCTTGTGAAAATGTTGTGAAATCATTATTGGCAGCATTCTGGCGTTGTTTGCTGGCACTCATCCCTTCGACACCTTCGGCATCAGGATCACGCGCACCAGCGGAGACAATAGAGATCTTCTCGAAGTTATAGAACCCATGTCTGCCTTTGACACCGTTGTACTTGTTGAGCAGAGTCTCGAACTCAGTGATACGATCAGCACCCACTACCATAGTGACGCGCTTATATCCCTGTTCGAAAAGACCCGTTGCTGCATCGAAAACAGTCTTAACGTTCTTGCTGATTAGAATATTACGAGCATGTTTTGGAAACATTTTTCGAGCATGCTTCACCTTTTTCTCGTAGGTCAGTGGGTTCTTCTTCGGATCTGAAGACTGGGACAGGTACACCTTGTAAGGGTTACGTCCTGCTTTTCGGGACAGAACATCCATCAACTTACCGTGTCCGATAGTTGGTGGGTTCATGCGTCCAAATGTAAAAAATATCTCGCGTTCTTCCTCAACGAGATACTGTTTAAACGAAGGTATCATGCTGATCTTCTTTCTTTCTCTTTCTTACGAATATCGGGCATAAGTTTACGGGCAATCTTCGAAAGTCTGCCTTTCATCTTATCTAATTTCTTTTCTATTTCTTGCCGACGAGCAAAAGGCAATTCGTCCTTCGACTTTCCTTTTGCGTATTTTTTGAAGAGAACTCCGCGAGCAGCACGATTTGCTCGTTTCTGAAGACGCTCTGTGTTTGCCATTCTTTTCGCAGAACGTCTACGACCCATGGCAATCTTTGCTTTATTCTTTTTCATCGCACGTGATTTAGCACGTCTTTGCTGAAAGTCGAGTGCTTCATCGGTGACTTCCTCACCGATACGACCACGATGTCTTTTGTGTGCGGCATAGTTCACAAGTTCGGGCATTCCCGGTTTGTACTCTACCGTCATGAAGTCTTTAAACGACAACATTTTTAACTCCTACTAGGTTTATCCCATCCCTTCAAAATATCAGGTGAAAAGTTGTTGTATGAAAATTCCATACGATCAACAAGTTTCACAGCGTCACCACCAAGTCTGTCAATTGCAACGTATCCTTCTGCTCCCGTTACTTTAAACCCTTTTTTGGTTTTCACGAAAGAATCGATACTTTGCAATCGATTAAGTTTATTTATAAGTTTTAATTTCGCAACTACGATTAATTTTTGTAATCGAAACATTTCTATTAGATTCACTTTATTCTTAAGCGAGAAAAACGAAAGGAGTTGGTTTCGCTTATCTCGTTGGGTTGCTTTTCCTGCAGCAGTTTTGCGTTTTGCTATTTCTTTGCCGTACTTTCCGTGGATCCATCGAATGAGTTTTTCAGTGTGTGCGACTTCATTTCCGATGACCTGTCCTTTTCTGACAAAGGTGTTGTTGTAGGTTTCAATGTGTTGGGCGAGTTCAGAATTTGACTCCAGTTGTCGTAACGTGCTACCTGAGATGCGATTAAAGAGTTTTCCAATTTCCGTAAGAGTTTCATTAACATCTTCTGTTTCCCTTTTTGTCATAGTAGCATTAGTCACATCTCGTAAAAATGCGTCTTGCGACCACACATTGTTTGATTTGTTAAGTCCGGCAACATTGACTCCATATGATGCTCGCATGGTTTCGAACGTGCTGCCTGTATATGTAGTGTGCCATACGATACCGATCTTGGCACGTTTGACAGGTGCTGCCTGTTCTTCGGGCACTGCGTAGACGATTGTGTTAGGGTGAAAGGTTGTGTATTTTTTACCATCAATGGTTTCACTGGATAGATCCCCACGACCAAACAAAAAGTCGCCCTGAATAACCCCTTTGATACCCAAAGCAGGTAGGTACTTCAGAGCGTCTTTAAGTTTGGAAGAAAGATCACCAGACGTGTCTGCGTCGATCTCTGCGGGGGTCTTATAGACCTTGGGATTTTTGTTGAAGATTCCCTTCTTAGCAACAAAGAACTGCCCGTCCCTTGGATCAGTCCCAGCAAAGATTGCTGGTGCTCCATCCCATTTGACTGATACTTTACCATCTTTTTTTCCAGCAAGCATGTCTCGCATATCTCGCAAGGCAAAGATTGCTTGGCGAGTACCATTAACACCACCATACAGCACCTTGTCCTCGATGTGAGTCATGTGCGTATTCTTTTGTTCTGTTAATGTGTCTGCGAATGATAACATTTTTAAAACTCAAAAGTATGTCATACTATTTATACGATTACGATATTTTTACGAAGTAACTCGACTGGTCTGCGTTAGATTGCGCATATCGAAACATTTTAGTTGTGAATTCATTTTTCTCTTTTACACTACCGTCTTCCAAAACGTCAAGAAAATTCATACAAAGTTTTTTACTGTTCTTCCAGTTGTATGTTGCTGCTTTGACTCTAGCAACAAAATCTCCTTCGGACAACAAATCTACACTAGGCATAGATTTGGCGTTGTGTTTTTTATATTGCTTATATAAATCTTTTTCAAAAGTACCTTGCCTTTCCATTGACTTAATGAGAGAAAGGTAGGATTTCTCGTTGTCATAAGGTCCGTAAATTCCTTTTCCAAACACTTCTTGACAATAAAACTCTACGTTACCACCACCGATCTTACCCCCGGCAGCTTCGCCTCCTTTGATCTCTCCCTGCCATGACGTTTCGCCACCAAAGGTTCGGAACTGAACCTGTCCTTCACTGGTGGTGAGATAGATGTCTTGGGAACTAAAGAAGTCTCCTGTCCTACCGTAGGTAAAATACGTAAGAGTGTATTTCTGTTTCCGTTCAGTCAGTTTAGGTGCGTTGTATTCAGTATAGGTTGCTTGGGTTGCCTTGGCACCAACTTTCTTGAGAGATATTCCAAGCAGTTCTCCAGACTGAGCGAGTCGATAAACTTCGGCGTTGAGTTCTCCCCAACTGGAGGTGAAATTTTCGAGAGGTTTCTCATTTTTGTCGAAAGTAGATGCCCAAATGTCACCGGGGTTCCACTTGTCTTCGGAGAAAGATCCGGGTGCTTGAGGTTTTTCCTGCTTTCGATCAAGTTTCTGCACCGTTTTCTTGGCGGCATAAACGTTGTTCATAAACTTAGACCCACGGTGAAAGTAAACCTTACCGTTCTTGGTCATCTTGCGTCCGTATTGTTCCCAGAGTTTGTTGGCGGTTTTCAGATATACATCTGTTTCGATCCAAATTTTTGGTCCGTTCTTTAAACCGTCTGCTAAGCTAACCGTAGCATCTACCCAATCAGTAGCACTTTCTAATTCTTTGTCTGAGATAGACTTGACTTTGTTTTTTGCAACGTTGAATACGTATGAGCAGTAATAGCACTGAAGAGATTCTGTGTACTTGGTGTCTTCTGCACCACCACCTGAACCAGAACCACCACCAAAATCTTTGTCCTTAAAGATCTTAGTCAGTGGAACAGTTTCTACACCTTTTTTGGTTTTATAGGTGAAGAGTTTAGTTTTCTTGTCGTAAGCGACACCTTCAACCTCCTCTCCGTTTTTTGTTTTTCCCAGAACAAACTTCTTACCATCACGAATTTTAAGTGCAAAAATATCCTCACGTTCGTTCCCTGCATAGGGTCCAGAACTTGCGGATTTTAAGATCTCTCTGTTAGATAGTGCGCCCATATTAGTATTTAGGGTAGTCTGCGGGATCCTCTTGTTTTAGTGATTCTATTCTGTCAATAATATCTTGCTTCTGTTTGTCAGTATAATACGCCCAGTCTTCAATTTCAATAAGCATTCTTTTGCATCCGATGCAGAACTGATTCCAAGTAGGATCAAGGACGCAGACTCCGATGCAAGGTGAACGTACTGTCATGCACTAATTCCGTTTTGTAAAAACACAAAATTCAATGTGATTCTTTCGTCAACGTTAGAATAAAAGTCGTGTAGATGGTGTGCCTTATTATAAAAACCAACGGCACGATTCTGTTTCCATTCTATTTCTCTCACAAATTTTTCACCGTCATAGATTCTTGTCCCACAACTACCGTACTCTGGTTCCAAGTATAACACAAGAGAAAAGAATTTGGAAGGGGTGTCTTTGTGGACCTCCCACTCAAAGTTTTTGCCTAATGACTGATACTCAACAAAAACTTTTTTATTATGCAGATCAGCAAACTCATCGTATGTGTTGAGATTCTGTTTAACTTTGTTTGATAATAACTGTCGCAGTTCAGGAAACGTGTGTTCCGCAGGGGAATCTTCATACGAAAATGCTTTACCGATGGGAACACGACAACGTTCACCTTCGGTAGTGCACTTAGGGAAAAAATATAAGATGTCTTTGAAGAGTGCTAAATCTCTAGCACCAAAAAAATCGTCGAAGACATAGTACTCCCACGGTTCTACAAACTTTTCCATTCAACGCTCCATCGCCACCTTAAGAAGGTGAAACTAATACAGCGATAATAATCTTCCCTAGCATACAACAATGCAGGAGTCAGCATAATTTCACCATACTGGTGATACATATCATCAAAATCAAACTTCATTTTCATCGTCCTTTACAATGACCTCAAAATCTGGCATTTCTTCGAACGCTACTTTCATAGAATTCAAAACGTCTCTTGCTCCTGCTTCTCTGCCCATATACCAAGCAATGGCAGTGGGCAGAAGAATCAAAAGAGTTATTTCTAAGGGACTAAAAAGCATCGTGATCTAATCTTTCATGGTTACCATTATTTAGGTCCATGGTAGCAAAAATCTGTCGAAACAAAGTACCTTCACGGTAGATTTCAGCAATAGGATAACCTTCTGTGGTTCGACCCATATCAACAAAGCACTTTTTTCCAAGAGATTCCTCACACGAAGCAATCGCTACGGAATCTCGTCGAATCTCATCCCAGATCGTCAAAAGATCACCGTCTGCGGGATGCACTGAGACTGAGATATCATCAGGACAAGCAACACGATCAACAACAACTAAACCTTCTTTAGGCATTTACAACTCCTTCTCCATTACAAGTGGGACAAACAACTTGGGTGGGTTGGTCCTCTGCAGTCGTTAGCAATTTACGTCCCGCGCCACCCATGTCGTATGCGAGGAAGGTCATATGTCCAAATCGAACTTTATCACCTTCGTTTACCTCATCGTTGGGATCAATACCCAACTCTTTTATTTTAGCAAGAATTTGGTCTTCAGTCAAATAATGTAAACAATTATTTGCGATTACTTCTATCTTCTTCATCGGTTCCTTTTAGATAAGTTACTCTGTGACCATCTCGTATATGTCCACCTTCAAGACACTTACCACATTGAGATCCAACCTTTTCTAATAGAAAGTGGTTGTCGTCAAGCATCTTTTCAGTGATAGCATTGCACACACAAACGTACACTTAGTGGACCACATCCATGTTAGGAACCTTTGCTAATTTTAGAACGTTATCAACGTACCAATCAAAGAACGTAGCAGGACCCCAAGTATCGGCAGCACCCGTATCGAAATACGCATCGTGAATTGCCAATCCAACTTTGTCTGCGACATCGTCGCGTCCATCTTGGGTCAGGTACCAACCATCCGGTAAGGTGTGGTCAGCAAGAGCACCAAGGTCAAGGTTGTTCATATCCAACAACGGTTGAACAAAGTAGTCAAAAAAATCATTACCATCCATTATAAAATCTCCTCATTATCAATTTCTCGTGCTTCTTCTAAGATCTCAACTGCCTGTTCGACGGTGAAACCTTCCTCAGTCAATCGCTGAACAAACTCAAAGTTAGCGGGAAAGCCGGGATAACCTGCATCACCATACTCTTGAACAATCTTACCAATTTCGTAGTTTAGAATTTCCATTACGCTGCCTCCAGTATATCACGAACACGTTCACGGTCAACAGAGTCCCCATCGCCCCACTCGAAGAAGTTTTGAGGGTCACTGCACATCTTGATATAGTCCACGATGGCAACTTCGACTTTCTCAACGTTCAACCCTGCAATCGGATAGAGACCATCATAACCATAGAAAGACAAGACATAGTTTCGGAACTCCCGGAATGCGGGATTCTTACGCAGAGCGATAAAGTTAGTAATCATTACGCAACCTCCGCAAAAGCATCATCTTCAAGGAAAACACGAAGGTTGTGTTCAACCCCCATCTCATTAAGTGCATTTACATACTCACAAAGATTGCCAATGTCACCAGTATCAACAAACTCACCAGTGATCATATCAACTAAAATTCCCAAATCAATCTCCTTCATTTCCTTAATTACAAAGTAATTATCGCATGTTTTGAGAACATTGTCAACAGTTTTTTTAGATTATTTTGGAATAAGCATATAACTAAAAGTTTGGTCGGGGTGGAGGGATTCGAACCCCCGAAACCCCTCGCTCCCAAAGCGAGTGCTCTACCAGACTGAGCTACACCCCGAGATGACAGACTTGGCATACCTCTCGTCAGAGTGCCCTGTGGTTGTATTGGGTTGCGCCTGTCAGACTTCCCTCACCCGCTGTCAGAGTCGAACGGGATACTCGTGCACATGGTGCAGGGGGTTGGATTCGAACCAACGTAGCTCTCGCGTCAGATTTACAGTCTGATGGTTTTAACCACTCACCCACCCCTGCTAAGGTTTGTTACAAACTCTGGTGCCCACTCTAGCAAAGCACCATTGTGTGTAAACGCAATTCCCATTGCAGTAATTGCTCGCGTAGTTTCCTGTCTCCAGTTGACCCAGAACTGAGGATCGTGTTCCATAATGCTGCCGTGATTGTGGTACATATCACAGAACTTAATCACTTTGACAGGAATTGGTGCCAGTGCCAACTTGCCGTTGTAGATTTCTTTCCTAACACTTCTGTTACCAGCGTAAGCAGGTGGTTTTGTGAGGAAATAAACATATCTAGCGACTTCCTCGCCAGCGATCTCAATCAGTTCCTCAAACGTAGCGTCAGTGTCCTCTACAACGTCATGAAGGAGTGCTGCAGCAACGACTTCGTCTGGTGCCTCCGTGTTAAGCATGGTCTTGTAGAAGTCCTGTACACGCTCTGCGACTGCCTCACAATGCGTGAAGTAAGGTTCTCCGGTATACTTCCGGGTTTGTCCAACGTGCTTCATTGCACCCCAGACTTTGGCGTGTTCTACTAGTGCGCCCATAACAACTCCGTTAAAAATTCTTCCATCTCAAATGCTTCCTGTTCCCATGGTTGCTGGCGATACTTGATCTTAAGACCACCACGGGGACCATAGGGAACCTTCTGACCCTTCCACCGGGTCATCGTTGCGTTTAACTCACGTCGAACATACTGTCGAACGTGGGTCAACTCGTGAGCAATCGTCGCTGCGATCTCACGAGGAGTCTGCTGACGAAACTCACCGTCAATGACAATCTTGCCTACCTCGACAATGAACTCGTCTTCGTGGTCACCCTGATAAGCGTACCCGAACACACCCTGTCCACAAGCAATTGCAAACTTGATGTGGATATCGATCTCACGCTTGGTGAACTCACGTGGAAACAACTCAGCAATCACCTCTTCAGCAAACTGCTCGTATGCTTTGCGATTCTTGATGCGTCCGTGAAAGTGCAAATTGATCATGTCATCTCCTCAGTTACAAGGTAATTATCGCAAATTTGGAGGCAAGAGTCAAGCGGTAAGTCATTGATTTTAAAGGGGAAAACGAAAGCAAAAAACCCTAATAAAATCAACGACTTACCGCGACCCAAAAAGTGGAGATATAATGGAAGTTTAATTAAAAACCTCAACTATCTCCACTACTTCGCTTGCCGGGGCAGGAGAACGAATCCCTAGCAAGTCTTCGGGGATCAAGTCATTGAGAGAGTTATCTTCACCCCGAGTCCACTTTAAACCAACATACACGCGGTATTGCTGTGCCTGAGTCACAAACACTTCCTGCTTCCACATCTCATAACCTGAGATATTGATGTTGGACACCTTGTTTGTCACCAGAGAACCAGTCTCTGTGACCAGAGAGGCAGATGTTTCTGACCCCTGTTCTTGCGCAGCATACTCCGTGGTCTTGTTCACATACGAGCGAACCTGATCAGCAAGATCTGCTTTTGCCTGCATCGTTGCCTTGTCGATTGCGATCTGCAAACTAGCAGACACTGCAGAACCGACACCAAAAATGTACCCGTTCCGTTTCTTGAACAGTAGACCCTCAGTCTTTTTCTGTTCGTCGATGAACCATCCGGGAACCGTGCTGAGAACATTCTTCTCTGTCGATTCTTGTTTCACTTTATAGTTGCTCGCGCAACCCGTTAATAAAATTAACGCCATAATTAATAATGTTTTCATAACATTTCCTAGTCTAGTTTGGAAAGAATTGCGATCAGAGTCGAGTAGGTTGCTACCTGTATGATCGCAGACTTTAATTCAGGATCCATCTGTTTGTCGCCTTCTATCACTGTCTCTTCACAGACCTCGACCTTTTCCTTCGAGATGATCTTACCATCCTTCTCGATGGTAGTGGTCACATACTCACACTTTGGTCCGATGGTCTTGGGGTCTGCTGCCACATCAACCCCGCAGAGCATGAAGATGCAGAAGATGACTATCTTACCTAAATGGTACCTATCTCTTGCTAACATTGATCTTGCCCTCGTATGATGATGGATAGATTACACGACCATTGATATACCCACGGATCAGGCGATCATTCTGACGCAAGACCATGGTCACATCAGGACGATCACCGTGCTCGATGATCTCGTCCATCAGGTCATCCGCATCATCTACAGACGATGCTGTCATCTCGATTCGCTCACCATCTTTGATTGCTTCGATGGTGAATCGAGTGAACTCTTCGAAGAGATTTTCTTCTTGTTCGAGGTGTTCTCGAACGATCTCGTTACAAACTGCAAGAGGGACATCTTTGACCCTCATTTCGAGGGTCTGTTCTTTGATGAGTTTCTTATAGTTTGCCGGGATTTCTTTATGTGATGCGTACATTACGCTGCCTCCGCAAATTCTACTGCTGAATTGATTGCTCGTAACTTCTTTGCTTGGTTCGCACCGAACCATGCACTGGTCATACGAGCGTCTGATGAACGTCCCAACTGGTGGTCAGTCATATAGGTGACTGCGTTCAGTGCGTTCCACCACGTGCCGGGGAACAACTCTGCTCCGGGTTGCGTATCGATAACCTCAAGGGTTCGCTTCGCAGTGGTAGACAAATCTTTCTGCTCAGTCACAACTTTTCGCTTGGTGTTAGCAGCGGGGAACACGTTGTTCAAGAACGTGATCAGATTGTCTTGCGTGTATCGCTTAGTCGCAAGGAAGTTTGCTGCATCTTTATACTGCTCGAACTTCTCGTGAGCAATACCAAGCGTTTCTTTTACTGCTTCAGGGTTGAACACTCGACGGTGATTAACAACTGCTTCGTTAACAGACTCCATGTTCATAGACATGTTGAGTGTGTTGTTGCAGACAACACGCACTGGAGTCATACGAATGTTCGCAGACTTACCATAGATATGTGGGTTGCTGAACAGCATGTAGTTGTCAACCTGATCCTTACCAAGGACATCGAAAGACTCCTTGATCTTAGCAAGTACCCAGACGATCTTGCCACCCTGCAAAGAACCTGCAGTGTGCATTTCCATGTCACCAGCAAGGCAGAACTCGTTGAAGAAGTTAAATGCTTCATCGTTCTGAATGGGTTCCCAGTTCTCACCTACAGAAGGTGCGAGGATCGTGTTGTCAGATTCACGAATCAAAGCCTGAGTACCAGTCTGGATCATCTCACCGTCATAGATAGCAACGGTTGGAACTTTGGTTACTTTCCAGTCAACTCCTGCTTTCTGCATCATCTGCATGGGAGCAAGATCGGCAGACACTTTCTCACCGAGTCCGTGCCAAGGAACCTCACCCGCATACGCCATTGTTTCTACATTATGGGACATTTGTCACTCCATTTCTCATTAATTAAAAACATATTTTACTAAATTTTTTATGTTTCGTCAACACTTTTTTTAGATTATTTTGGAATATGCTTAGAGCTTTTTAATCTAAGTGTTCTGGTTTCCATATAGGTTTGAGGTCTAAGATCTCATTGAATCGTTGGGTAAACGGTTCGATATATTCAGGCGGGGGTACTGCGTTACACTTATCGCAAGGGGTCAGAGACCTGTCTCCTTTTAAGAGTCTCCATCGATATTCATTCATTTTAGGGTTACGCCACATGTGATCTGAAATGCTGATGTCTTGAATATTACCAAAGTCTTCACCGAAATTATTCTCTAACGGATTTCCCCAGTCATTACAGCAAATTCTCCAAGTTCCATCCCAATCTAGATAGATTACATCAAAGGGTTTGTGGCAAATTACATCATGCGTTTCTTCGAGAGACTTCAAAGGGATTACGTTATCTGGAATTGATCCAGCACGGTTGTTATAATAAACTTTAGTCTCACCACGACTGATAGTTTTTCTAACTTCTACTTTCGGTTCATTCCTTCCAGTGACTCCACGATCCTGAACTAAAACGTTTGGATATTTTTTCAGTTGTTCTTGAATATCAAGGTACTCAGGATAGGTTCTATCTGAATAGCAATTGAAATTAATCGAAGTAAAAGTTTTGTAATATTCCGGAATCCAGTCTTCCCACTTACGTCCATTGGTGTGGATTTGTAGTCCTATCCCCCATCCAAATCTTTTCTTTAGCACTCTGTCATAAGCATGTAACTTATCAAGAAAAAGTTTGAACTGAGGGTGTAGTGTGGGTTCTCCTCTGCCGATCAAAAGAATCTGCATTTTCGCATGATGTTCTGCAGTGAACTCCATGTGACTGTCAAGAAACAGATCAAACATTTCCTCGCTCATGTGCAAATTACGATTCGGATAGTCATGCGCACGAGGACAAAAGTCGCAACGTAAATTGCACAGTTCTGTTAAGTTTAGTTCAATCCGGATAGGATGAAAAGGAAATTGTTTTACAAGATCCGTATTCTTCATTTAATCATCGCAGAAATTTCAGTGGCATATTCCTTATTGGTTACAGGAACAGCGTTAGATTTGTGGAGAGTGGCAATTCCGATGACGTAGTCTCCGGTGTATCTTGGAGATTCTTTTTTGTCTCCTCTCGCCTTTGTTGGAGCAACCACGCACGATGGGAAGCGTTTTGCCTCTGCCGCACGTTCGATTGCATACGTAGTTTTTGGTTTGTACTCTTTGAACTTAGGCGGCGTATACTTGGCACAGACTTCTCCTTTTGGTTTACGAGATTTACGTTTGCGACCATTGAGATCGTAGCGAGAATTAGTATGTATAATCATTACAAACTCCAACTAATTTCAATTCGTGAATCACCGGAACCACTCCAGTTCACCGTACATCCACATTCTTCTATCAATGGTATCACATCTTTAAAGTTTTTACAACCTTCTTCGGAACCATCAAAGCAAAACAGCGAAGAGTCCTGCTGTTCGGGATAGTTACAAACGAAACCGCCTACCGATGTGTCATATTCATCAGGGTCCACATCTCCAAAGTCATCGTACCCAGTTCCGTTGCAGTAAGAACAATCTTCATCATTATCAATGTCGTAGCCTTCACCGTCACATTCTCCACACTCTTCTTCGCTACCTTCGACCTCACAATCCTGCGAGTGATTGAACAATACCTTAGACATGTCTTTCGGTGGTTCCGGTAACCAAGATAACTCACCCCACGCACACGTTTGACAACACGGGAGGTTCCAAGCAACGAACCAACCTTCTGCAGTTAGTCGTTCTTGCATCTTACGAAATCCGTTCATACCCACTCTTCTGTTTCAGCATTCCACTCAAAAGACCAATCATACCGACCATCTTCTTTAAGAGGAGGCATCTTCTTGGGCAAGGGTTTCAACATTGTTTCAAACGTTGGCATGGGTTTACGATAGCGATCAATCAAAGACTCTGCTTGTTTCTCAAACCCACGAGCGACCAAAACGTTCCTCACGTAGTTGATCTCATCAGCGTGAACAAGACCTCGCTCGTATGCACGAGAGTCATCTGCCATCTGAAAGTACCAGTCGTGAGTAGCACACAACTTCTTAAGATGACTCAGGATATCCAGCGTGTGAGTCTTGGGAGTGATTTCAGTTAATAACATTACTTTCTCCTTATGCATACCAGCTTCGGTAAAATTCTTTGCCTTCTTCGGCAGGACTTGCGTGTTGACAATCGTTAATTTTGATACCACGACCAGTGATTCGCTTGGTGAATGCTTCACCAATGAAGTGATTCTTGACAGGGCGAACACGGTCACTCATATAACCTTCGCTACCTTCGATAGTCTCTAACGCAATCTCACGGAGAGTCACAGTAGCACCCTTCTTAGCAACAACCTGATACGCATCGACGTTGGTCTGTTCCCAACCCCAAGTAGCAACGAAGATGTCACCCTTCTTGACGTTCTCTTGCGCTTCTTTACGAGCAACAGCACGAGCAACCTTGCGTTCTTCTTTAAGAGCAGCAACCTCTCTGCGACCAGCAAGGAAACCTTCGACATACTGGTACATACGCTCGGCATTCTTGAAGCGATAACAGAACTCAACCTTGTAACCCATACGGGCACGTTTGGTCTCACGGATACAGGTAGCAACGGGACGCTCTGCGTCAAACGTCAACTTAAGACCTTCTGCAGCAAACTCTTTAATAAATTGTGCTTCCATAACTCACTCTCTCTCATTAATTTACAGGGTAATTATCTCACGAAAAATATGTTTTGTCAACACTTTTCTTAGACTATTTTGTTATATCCTTATAACAATTCACACGCTTTTTTCCATGTCAGAGCATGGGTATCAGCAATGTGACCACGGATAACGGGAGCAGGACCACCATTCTTTTCTATATGGAAAGCGATACCGTTGGCAGTTCTGGCACGACCTACTAACTCGTCTTTAGCATAGAGGTGGAAAACTTCGCTTCCCCAATCAGTATAAGCACACACAACTCGATCAATCATTATACACCCTCCGCAATAATTTGACGACGGTGGATATACGCTTGTCGTCCACCAACCATAACAGCAACTACGTCACCACGATCTTCAACGACCACACCTTCGTCTTCAAAATGCATCGCACCGTAAACGTATCGAATCTTACAACCAACTAAGTTTTCCATCTCTATCTCCTTAATTACAAAGTAATTATCTCATAGGAGATGCGCAAATGTCAACAGATTTTTGAGGAATTATAGGAATACATTATATTCCTATTTTTCAACAATCAATACCGATTTAAGGTACCAAAGGTCTGTTTGATTCCTAAAAAGATTCATATGCATATGGGCAACGTCGTCTTTAATTCCTTTAGGGTTATCAATAAGATATTTTATTAGGGAGGGGTTACCAGTCTTGCCTTCTAACCGAACTTTGGAGAAGTCTTCGCAGAGGATTTTTAATCCATCAATCGTAAACCTCCAGTTGTCTTCTGGTTCAAGATGGACTTGATACATGAAGGGAGACGAAACGATAGCGATGCCACCGGGTTTGAGGACCCGGTGTACTTCCTTCATCACTATCCAAGGTTTGCGGACGTGTTCTAAAACTTGGTTCACTATAACCGCACTAAACGTATTGTCTTTATGCGGAAGATTATGAGCATCTGTTTGAGGATAAACGGTGCCTTGCCATAATTTGAAAAAAGGTTTCCATTCTGGCGTGTTGCCGCTGATCTCTAACACGCTTTCATTAGGGTATTTCTCTTTTCTAAGAAATCCCCCAACCAATTCATGCAGTTCCGTGCGGGTTGCTCTATGATGCGCTGCCATTAGTCTGCGTTCAAATCAGTAAGGGGATTACCGGGATGACCCTCAATGGCGGGGCGATCTAATGCGCGTCCTTGTGTGCGTCGAACGATGTCGTTACCGTCAAATTCTGCCCAATACAACTCGAATGCTACACCATCATCCACACCCACGAACTGGTGCCACTTGCCGGGAGCTACCTTGTAGTAATCTCCTGCTCGCAAAACCGTTTGATCGCACAGCATGTTGGGTCTGTGGTCTGACGGTTCTTCTTGCCACGTCTTAACCAAAAGAGTACCCGACTCAACGAAGAATCCATTCCACTTGGTCTTGTGGTAGTGTTCGCTACAACAATGGTTTGCTTTAAACTCAATCCGATGAAACTCGAACGAGGGGGTGTGCTCGATTAGTTGGGTATTACCCCAGATTTTACCGCTCTTCATTGCTATCTTCCTTTAATTGTAAATACACATCTTCTAGAATGTCTGTCAATCTTAGATCTTTTTCTTCGCAGTGTGTTACCAAGGACATTACAGCATTGAAAAGGTTACTGTAATGTCCCGGATATTTTTGTTTACGCATTAAGATCTGGATGCGAGAGAACATGACATCTGCACATCCTCTTGCTTCTCCGTTCCACTTATCGTTCATGCTGCTTCTGTCCTCGCATGTCCTAGACAGTAGTTCAGCACATTCTCTGGCGAAGAGATTTCATAAGGGTCGTCCTCTGCGTTATCGCGCATGCTTGCTTCAGGAAAAACTGCTTCAACTACACAATCATCAACAACCAATGCATAACGCCAACTGCGATAACCAAACCCAAGGTTGTCTTTATCAACCAACGCACCAACTGCTTTGGTGAAAGATCCGGATCCATCAGGAATTACCTCCACGTTCTCAAGGTTTTGACTTTTTGCCCATGCGTTCATTACGAAAGCATCGTTGACTGACAAGCAATAGATTGCGTCGATACCAGTCTTCTGAAATGCCTCAAACTTCTGCTCGTATCCCGGCAACTGAAACGTCGAACACGTAGGCGTGAACGCACCGGGAAGAGCAAACAAAACAACTCGTTTACCTTTAAAGTAATCGTCGGTAGTCAAGTCTTCCCATCGGTAAGGGTTGGGTCCTCCAACTGACTCGTCTCGCACTCGTGTGCGGAAGTTACATTCTGGTAGGGTATCACCTTTTCTAATCATAGTCTATTCCTCTTATAAAATGAAATGTATTGCGGCCACCTAAACATTCCGTTGCGGATCCTGCAATAAAACCACCCGTTGTAAGGTGCGTCAAGTTTAACATCCATGTTTAATTCTGTTTGTTGCATACTACTCTCCTTTTTTGAATTTTTATATATAAACACAACTTACTCTCTGCAAATTATGTACGAACAACTTATCTTAGAAAAATATTCTCCGGTAGTCGGATCCACTTATTACATTTATCGTCTATTTTGCGGTAGACTGTTTGCTTCAGATAGAAAACTTTATTCTGCAGAACTGCTCAGTGAGTTTGTTTGGTCTTAAACCAGCAGATATGAACGTTCCTTAATCCTCGATGAACCTTTGCCACTGAGTGTACCATGTCGGTATCGTAAATCAGGGATTTGCCAGACGTAATTTCCGGAACCACTACAGGTTTCTGCCATTGCCCGTCTTTGTCTAATCCCGGTATGGGTTCAAAAATCAATGACTCACCACCAAGAAGATTATCCGTTCTAATAAAGGTCACGATAGTTCTATCTGTCACACGGTTATCGTCTCGATGTGCTTTTGTAAACGAACCTACACCGTATCGTAGGAAGTAAGACGCATGTATCTTTCTGTTATAGTATCCTTCTAGAAGATCTCTATACCATCTGGGACCCGGATCGTTGCACTTCTGAAGACTAAACAAATTGTAATACTGATCGATGTTTTGGTATTGTAATTTTTGTTCGTACTCTCTAAGACGATGCAATTGCTCTTGCGACAATACTTTATCTACCGAATAACTCATCTTGTGGTTTCTCTATTCTTTGTGATGGGTAATAGATGTTTTCAGAAAGTATTTTAGCGATGTTCTTTTCGGGCGACTGTCCATCTACAGAACATTCGAAACTTCCATATCTTATGGAGCAAGGTGTATCAGATTTTTCTACAGAGTGTCTGATCCATCCCGGAAAATAAACTGCGTGTTTCTCCTTAATTTTTAAAGTTTTAGTTGTCGTTAAATTGTTTATGGACAGAGTAAAGGACACATACCTCGTTCCTTTGTCCATAAAAAGATAGGAAAGATACCTCATGAAATTAAACCCATCATTATCGGATGGACACATGAGTTTGCTATCTATTGTTTCTTCTGGTTTTAAGTCTTGGGTCCATTGATCAGTAAGATTAATTCGTTGATCCCAAGAATTTCCTATTTTTAGTAAAGTATCATCTATCAGATCAGAGTCAATGTCTGATAGATCTAACGTTACGACTTCGGAATGAAACAACGTGTGATAACGAGAACTGATTCTCATTTAATCGGGTCTTCCCTTATACCACCGAACAACGGTACTCGATCTAAAAGAACGCCAATCGTTTTTGTCTAATGACCAAACCACAAGATGATCATTGTCATCTTTCTGCTCTAAAATCTCAGGAACATTATGATTAGACAACTCTCGATTCAAAGTGCAAGGCATCACTCTTAGTTCGCCTGTATCGATCTTATTAAACTCTACAGTCACGATTCCTTCAAGTGCTGCTTTGGTGAAACCTTCCATATTCATTAGTAACTGTCCTCCCAGTTATCAGATTTATCCATCTCGTCGAAGAACTTACTCATTGCATCGACTCCATCTTCACGTTTAAGGTTTTGTGGAGTTACCCTAACGGGTGCTACCCCTTTACCTTGCTCTACCACATCCGAAATAAAATTGACAATAACATCTTTCATAGTCGTATTATTTCGAATACACCAGATATGGAACTCGTCGCGGAGTTCCTTCTCTATTGTTAGATTCATAAGAACGGTAGTACCTGAACCGCTCCCTTTGATACCTTTAGGCATTTTTCTTTCCTGTGTAATTAAATATTAAATACTTACGTATGATTGCGCACACAAAAAATACAGCAGTCAAAAAAGGTGCTGCTTCTATAGCAGTCATTCCATAATGAAATGCTATGCTCAAACATACAAAGTTTAATGTAAAATTAATCGGCGTTGCAGCAATGGTATCTATAACTGCAAATCTCATCCCTTTATTCATAATTAGTTATCAACAATTCCTTACGGTTCTTTTCATCAACACGATATATCTTACTCGAATGCATAGTATATGTCAAGTCCCATTCAACCTGAGTCCAGTCTTTGTATAGGTCTCGAATTTCCGCATTTGAATTATATGTAATCATAACTTTAGATTTCACTTCTGACATGTTTTTCTCAAACTCTACATGATCAAAAGTTAGATGGTGCTCACCTTTCTTACCATACAATCCAGACTTGATATCATAAGGGGGATCAGCAAATATAAACTCGCTTTCTGTACCATCTATAACTTCAGTGTAATCAAGATTAGTGATCAACCAATCTTTTATTTCTGGACCATACAATTTTAACTTTTGGATGTTGTTATAGGAAAAGTTTTGTTGACTTGCTTGCGCAGAGAATCCGCTCGACTCTCCTAGACCAGAAAAACTGCACTTGTTACACACGTAAAAAAGAACAGCAATCCGAAAAGGATCAGAGCATCCAGAGATTTCTTCTCTGCTTTCAAGAAAAAGGTTTCTATGTGCTTGCTTAGTGTCTTCATAACTTTCTGCGGAGACCTTGAGTTCTAGTATGCTGTTATATAGCATAATCGAGTTTTCTTGCAGTTGTTTCCAAAAGCAATACAAGTTATAGTATTTGTCATTGACCCATACAGGTACGTTATATCTACGAGAGATCTCAAGAGCACAAGACCCTCCACCAAGGAAGGGTTCTCTGTAACTCGTGAAGTCTGGAAGATTTCTAAAAAGTTTTTTAGTGGCACGAGATTTGCCACCGGGATATCTAAGGGGTGTCTTTAGTATCATCTATCTCAAGGGTAAACGTAAACGAACCCATCTCATAATTATCTAACACAGTTTTAGTTTCGCACAAAACAGCAACTAAGTCAACAAGTTCTTCTTCTGACATCTCATCGATCAGTTCATCCATGGCACGTTCCTCGATTCTTTTTTGACGATAGTCACAGAAACTAATTACATTACCCATTAGATCGCTCCTTCCTTGCTGCTTCGTTCCATTCTTCTGGCGTAACATCGTCAATGCTGGAAGGACACGTAGGGATATCTGGATAGAAATGCCCCGGTGCTTTTTTAACTTCGGTTTTATTTTCCTGATCATGAATATACAATTGAATCAATGCGTAATGCAAGATCTTCATTACATCCTTACGCCACTCATCGGTGTTGCCTTTCCTTCCGTATCGCTTTGCATACTTGATGACGTTACCCAAGCAAAACCCAGTACCATGACCAGAATCAATGATGATGTCAGTAGCCTGATACTTATCCGTTGCATAATGTTGGTCGTATGTTTTATCGACATATTTTTTAAACTCCTGAATCAGTTGATCTTCATTAAATTTGTAGTTCATTATCTTTCCCACCTGTAAAATTCATGTTGTCCAATTGTACCCGTGTATTCCATACCACGATCCTTGACCCACTTAGGTCTCACTTGAAGAGAGTGATAATGAGTCGCACCCTCAGTCATTCCTCTCCAGTTTCCTTTGTCGAAAACTTCTTCTGCCATCATATAAGATTCCATCCACGCATCAGGATCTCCGGGTTCATCGCTAACACCATCACA